TGCCCATCGTGCGCGCCGAGCTGGATCGCCGCTTGGCCGTCGTCGACGCCGACCTTGCGGCCATCGGGGTCGAGGTGCCGTTGATCGGGCAGGCGGCCCCGACCGCGACCCCCTGACCCCCCCGGCCTCCCGGGGGTGTGGCGCTGGTGCAACACACCACCCCCCCCACCCGATGGGTCCTCCCGGCCGAGGGCCGTATGCGGGGGGCGATGGCGCGGCTTCGCGCTAGGTGTGGGGAAAATCCGCACTTCATCATCATGGGGGGCGAAAACCCATGGATCTGGCGGGTTACAGGCCGACGCTGAGTGAAGTGGCGGGCCTGTTCGGCAAGTCCAGCCGCTGGATTTCGGATCTGCGCGCGAAAGGCGAGCTGCCCGGCGACGGCGCGACGCTGGCGGAGTTTGTCGCGGCCTGGACGAGCATCACGGCGGCGCCGGCCGGAAAGCTGAAGCCGATCGACGCGGCGAAGGCGCGGCGGGAGGCGGCGAAAGCCGAGCGGGAGGAGATTCTGACCGCGCAGCTGAAGAACGAGCTGCTGCCGCGCACGCTGGTCACCGCGGCGGTGCAGTCCGCCTTCGCCCGGGTTCGCTCCCGGCTCCTGTCGATCGCCAGCAAGGTCGCGCCGCGCGTCGTCGCGATGGCCTCCGCGGTCGAGATCGAGGAGACGATCACGGAGCTTGTGCATGAAGCGCTTGCCGAGCTTGCCGCGACCCAGATCGGGGTTGAAGAAGCGGGCGCTGGCGGCGGCGATGGCGCTGCACCTGGTGGCGAGCCAGCCGATTGCGGCGGCGGCGGCGAGCTGGTGGCCGGTGCTGACGCCCCCGCCGCGGCTGCTGCCGAGCCAGTGGGCGGATCAGAAGAGGTTCCTCAGCGCCGAGGCAAGCGCCGAACCGGGTAGATGGGATACCTCCCGCGCGGAATTCCAGCGCGGGATCATGGACGCCGGCGCGGACCCGCTGGTCGAAGAGGTCATCGTCATCAAGTCCGCCCAGGTCGGGTGGACCGAGATCATCAACAACCTGGTCGGTTATTACATCGACCAGGATCCGTCGCCGATCCTCGTCCTTCAGCCGACGCTGGAGATGGCGGAGACGTGGTCGAAGGATCGGCTCGCGCCTATGGTGCGCGATACGCCGTGCCTGGCCGCGAAGCTTTCGACGGCGAAGGCGCGGGACAGTGGCAACACGGTCCTGCACAAGACGTTCGCCGGTGGCCGGCTGACGATCGCCGGGGCGAACAGCCCGTCGTCGCTGGCATCGCGGCCGATCCGCATCGTCATCGCCGACGAGCTGGGCCGATATCCGGCATCGGCCGGGACCGAGGGTGATCCGCTCAGCCTCGCGTACAAGCGGACGAACAATTTCTGGAACCGGCGGCGCTTCGCCGGTTCGACGCCCGGGATCGCGGGCAGCTGCGCCGTCGAGGCGAAGTGGGAGCTGTCCGACAAGCGGCGGTTCTTCGTGCCGTGCCACTCGTGCGGCACCGTGCAGGTGCTGACGTGGTCACAGGTCAGGTGGGAGAAGACCAAGGCCGGCACGCACCGGCCCGACACCGCGCATTACCGTTGCGCGCACTGCGACGCCAAGTGGACCGACGCCGATCGGCACCGTGCGGTCCGCCTGGGCGAGTGGCGCGCGACCGCGCCGTTCACCGGGATCGCGGGCTTCCACATCTGGGAGGCTTATTCGCCGTGGGTGAAGCTGTCGCAGACGGTGAAGGACTTCCTCGAGAAGCGCGGCAACCCGGAAACGTACAAGACCTGGGTCAACACCGCGCTGGGCGAAACGTGGGTCGAAAAGGGCGAAGCGCCCGACTGGCAGCGGCTGTACGACCGGCGGGAGACCAGCATGGCGATCGGCACCCCGCCCGAATGGGCCGGTCTGCTGGTCGGGTCGTGCGACGTCCAGCGCGGCGGCGGTGGCCGTATCGAGATGGACGTCTGGGCGTTCGGCCCGCGCCGGCAGCGCGCGCTCGTCGAGCATGTCGAGGTGGAAGGATCGATCGCCGATCCCGCGACCTGGGCGAAGCTGGACGAGCAGGTCGCACGCGAATGGATTTCCGCGGACGGGCGGCCGATGCGCCTGACGCGGGTCGGCGTCGACAGCGGCGACGGCGAGAACACCATGTACGTCTACGCCTGGTGCCGGCGCCATGCCGGGCTGGCGATGGCGCTGAAGGGACGGGAATCGCTCAGCGCCGCGCAGCCGATCACCGGCCCGACGTGGATGGACGTCACGATCAATGGCCGGAAGCTCCCGCGCGGCGTGCGCAAGTGGGACATCGGCACGTCAATGCTGAAGACCGAGCTGTACGGCGACCTGTCGCTGGAACGGCCGGTCGACGGCGAGCCGTATCCCGACGGCTATGTCTTCCTGCCGGATGGCACCGGCGATGAATGGATCAAGCAGCTGGTCGCCGAGTATCTGGCGGTCACCCGGAACAAGCGCACCGGCAGGCTGAAGCGCGAATGGCAGCAGAGCCGGCCGCGCAACGAGGCGCTGGACAACGCCGTCTACGCCCGCGCGGTCGCGATCAGCCTGGGCGTCGATCGGTGGAGCGACGCGCGATGGGCGCAGCAGCGCGGCGCCGATCGGCGCCGGGTACCTGAAGCCGCGCCCGCCACGACCGCTCAGGTACCTGCGTCAACGCGCCCGGCGGCGCCGAAGCCGGCGCAGGCCAGATCGAAGCCGAAGATCAATCCGCTGACCGGCAAACCCCGGGGCAGCCATTTGGGAGGGCGGCGCTGATGGCGTTCACGCAGACCGACCTCGACACGATCCGCGCGGCGATCGCGAGCGGCATCATGAAGGTCCGCTACGCCGACGGCCGCGAGATCGCGTACCAGTCGGCCGAGGCGATGCTGAAGGCCGAACAGCGCATCATGGATGCGTTGGCGACCGGCGCCGGCGGCGGGCCGCGATCGCGCCGGCGGACGCCGGCGTGGCGGAACGGCTGCTGATGGGCTGGCTCGGTGATCTCTACCGGCGAGCGGCGCCTGTCCAGGCGGCGGCGCGCGCGGAGGCGCTGCTCCGGCTGGAGAAAGCGGAGACGCAGCGATCGGCGCTGCGCGGTATCCGCGCGCAGTACGATGGGGCGAGCCATTCGCGCCGGACGCAGGGTTGGCGGCGAACCGGACGCGACGCCAATTACGAGCTTCAGGGCGCCGCGGCGGTTCTGGCACAGACCGCGCGCGACATGGTGCGCAACAACCCGTATGCCGAGCGGGCGGTCAGCGCGATCTCGACTGACATTGTCGGCACCGGCATCACCTTTCAGGTGCTGCGCAATGGCGCGCCGGATGCCGAGTTGACCGCGCTGGCGCGCGAGCATCTAGAAAGCACGGCGTGCGATGCCGACGGACGCCAGAACATCTACGGCCTTCAGCTGCAGGCGGCGCGGACGGTCGTGGAGAGCGGGGCCGTGCTGGCGCGCAATCGCGCGCGCTTCGCCCGCGACGGCCTGCCCGTTCCGTTCCAAATCCAGATGCTGGAGCCGGACTATCTCGATGCCACGCGCAACGGGGTGTTCGATGCCGGCATGTATGTTTCGGGCATCCAGTTCGACCGGATCGGCAACCGGGAGGCATACTGGCTGTTCCCGCAGCACCCCGGATCGGTGGCACTTCGCAGCCCGACCTCGAACCCGATCCCGGCGCGCGATATCGTACATGTCTTCCGGGCCGATCGGCCGGGCCAGCAGCATGGCGCCAGCTGGTTCGCACCAGTCATCCTGCCGATGCAGGATTTCCGCGACTATCAGGATGCGCAGTTGCTGCGACAGAAGGTGGCATCCAGCTGGGCGGTGTTCCGCATCGGCTCCCCAGAGAGCCTGGACGATGCGGCCGACGAGGCCGAGCGCGCCGATTTCATCGAGCCGGGCCTGATCGAAGATCTGCCCTACGGGACCGACATCAAGTTCGCGAACCCGCCTGGCGTCGAGGGCTATGCTGAGTTCTCGAAGATCTCGGTTCGCACGTTCGCGACCGGCATGAACCTGCCCTACGATATCTTCGGCGACCTCGAGGGCGTGAATTACTCGTCCGGCCGGATGGGGCGGATCCAGTACAACCGCCAGCTCGACAGCTGGACGTGGAACATGCTGATCCCGCAGTTCTGCGAGCCGATCGGCGCCTGGTTCTTCCGTGCCGCGCAGCTGATGGGTCGCGACACGACCGGCTGCACGATGCTCTGGACCCCGCCGGCGCGGCCGATGCTGGACCTTTCGACCGAGGGGCCGGCGCTCCGCGACCTCGTCCGCTCCGGCCTGATGGACCCCGAGACCGCGATCCGCGAACGCGGGGAGGATCCCGACACGGTGCTTGCTGCCTGGGCGCGGTTTGCGGCGAAGGCCGATGCGCTCGGCCTCGTCTTCGATTGCGACCCCCGAAAGGTCACGCAGGTCGGCAATGCGATGCAGCCGACCGCCGGCACTCAGCCCAAGAAGGACTGACCGATGGAAATTCTGCTCTACGGCGTCGTGGGTGACACCTGCGACGGCCTTGACGCGGCGTCGCTGGTCACCGCGATCGGCGCGGCGACGGACGACATTCACCTGCGCATCAATTCGCTGGGCGGGCTGGTGTTCGACGGCCTGGCCATCCACCACGCGCTGAAATCGTCGCCGCGACAGGTCATCGTCCACGTCGACGGCATCGCCGGGTCGATCGCCAGCGTGATCGCGATGGCGGGCGACCGCATCCTCATGGCCGAAAACGCCGTCATGATGATCCACAAGCCGTCGGACGGCACGTATGGCGACGCCGGCGAGCTGCGCCGCGTCGCCGAACGGCTGGACTTCATCCAGGACCAGATCGTCGGGATCTACGCCGAGCGTACCGGCATGTCCCCCGAGCAGCTGAACCCGCTGCTCGATGCCGAGACGTGGATGAGCGCCGACGAGGCGCTGGCCCTGAAATTCATCGACGAGATCGCCGGCGCATCGACCGCGACCAACCTGCTGGACCCCAGCCGGTTCGGGTTCCGCGCGGTGCCGTCGCACCCCCTCATCGCGAACAGCGCGACGAGCAACCCGGCGCCTGCCGCCACCACCACGGAGACAAAGATGGATCCCGAGAACGAGCCGGCGCCGAACCCGACGCCCGCCCCGACGCCGACGCCGACGCCGACCCCGACCCACACGCCCGCCCCGGCCCCGGCGCCGGCCCCGGCGCCCGCGGTCACCCAGCCGACCAACATGGCCGACGTCGCAAACGCCGCGATCGTCGCCGAGCGCACCCGCGCCACGACCATCCGCAACGAGGTGGCCCGCGCGCGCCTCGACGCCGCGTTCGCGGACACACTGGTCAACGAGGGTGTCACGATCGAGGATGCCCGCACCCGCATCATCGACCAGATCGCCACGGCCGCGCCGACGATCACCAACTATTCGCCGGCGACCATTCCGGCCGCGCAGTTCCAGGCGCGAGTGGATGCGATGAGCTGCGCGATCGCCAACCGCGCGAACCCGCGCAACGAGCTGACCGCGGATGCGCGCGGCTTCGCCGGCCGGCGCCTGATCGTTCTGGCGCGCGACTTCCTCGACGCGACGGGCGTCAGCACCCGCAACATGAGCGATCCGCAGGTCGCCCAGGCGGTGTTCCGCTATCGCCAGCCGCGCAACGCCGGGCAACACACCACCGGCGACTTCCCCGCGGTGCTCGCCAACACCGTCAGCCGGACCCTGCGCCGAGCCTACGAGCTGGCGCCGCGCACCTTCGGCAGCTTCTGCCGCCCGACCACCGTGCCGGATTTCCGCCCGGTCAGCCGTGTCGCGCTGTCCGACATCTCCGCGATGCAGCAGGTGGCCGAGGGTGCCGAATACCAGTACGCCACGGTCGGCGATTCCGCGGAGACGTACACCGTCGGCAAGTGGGGTCAGATCATCCCGCTGTCGTGGGAGACGATCATCAACGACGACCTGGGCGCGTTCGACCGCATCCCGCAGGCGATGGGTCAGGAAGCCGCGCAGGTCGAAGGCGACGTCGTCTACGCGATCCTGCTGAGCAACCCGCTGATGGCCGACGGCGTGCCGCTGTTCCATGCGAACCACGGCAACCTCGCCCCGGCGGGCAGCGTCATCAACATCGATTCGCTGCAGGCCGGTCGCACCGCGATGCGCACGCAGCGCACGCCGAAGGGCCGCTTCACCGCGGCGACCCCGGCCAGCCTGGTCGTCGGTCCGCTGCGCGAGCAGCAGGCCAACCAGTTCACGTCGCCGAATTTCACGGCGAACGAGAGCGGTAAGATCAATCCCGAGTACAACCGCAACCTCGCCGTGACGGTCGAGCCGCGGATCCTCGACTACAGCTTCTACCTCGCCGCCGATCCCAACGCGCAGCCGATCGACACGATCGAGACCGCGCACCTGGCCGGCTACGAAGGGTTGCAGACCGAGGAACGTCAGGGGTTCGAGGTCGACGGGATCGAGATCAAGGGCCGGCTCGTCTTCGGTGCCAAGGCAATCGACCACCGCGGCGTCTACAAGAACGCCGGCGCGGCCAACTGATCGCCCGCCACCCCCACCACCATCGGATGACGTGACCCGGGCGGCCTTCGAGCCGCCCGCGTCGCATCGGGAGACTATCCATGAAGAATTACATCGGCCGTGCGGCAGCGTTGATGCTGGCCGCGCCGTATGCGGTCGCGTCGGGCGGCGGCGCGCTGGTCGGCTCGATCTTCGGCGTCGCCAAGTCGGCGATCGCGCAGGGCGCGCGTGGCCCGTTCGAGCTGGAAGGCCATTACGAGCTGCCCAAGGACGCCAATGCGGTAGCCGAGGGCGCGAAGGCGTACTGGGACAACACCGCGCGCGTCGTCACCGCCACGGCCGCCGGCAACACGCTGATCGGTGCGTTCACCGCGGCGCGCGTGGCGGGCGCGACGACCGCCTTCGTGCGGCTCAACGGCACCGTCGCCTGACCCCCCACCCCCACCACGCCCCCCGGCGGATAGCCGCGGGCGAATGAGGAACCTGCGATCATGAAGTACATTCACCTGCTCAGCCCGGCGTACCTCAACGGCGGCGGCTACGTCGACGCCGGCGTGGACGTGCCGGTCGGCGACGACAAGCTGGAGATCACCGAGGAACGCGCCGACGGGATCGTATCGGGCCTGCGCGGCAAGATCTCCGAAGTGGCCGACGACGACACCGACGGGGCCGACGAGGGCGAGACCCCGGCGACGCCGCGCACGCGGGGCCGCGCGAAGTAATGTCCGATCCGTTCGCGGCCGCGGCGCCCCTCATCTTCAGGGCGTTCGCGGACCGCGAGCGGATCGTCTACACGCAGGCCGGGGTCGCACTGCCCGCGCCGATCGCCGCGGTGCGCCGCGACGATGCCGCGCCCGACCCCTACGGCGCCGGTCGCACCGCGCGGCGCGTTGAATACGAAATCCAGATAGCCGACCTTCCCGCCGCCCCGACGAAGGCGGACAGCTTCACGCACCGCGGCCGGCGCTGGGCGGTCGAGGACCGCACGCGCCTAGACGCGGTTGGCGCC